CCATCTAAGATAGGGGTCTTTGTTTTACTTCAGGTTTCTACTGAAGAAAGGAGGAAGGGAGGGCGAGAAAAGAGGTTCAACGAACGCGCACTCTCGCTTTCGCGCGTCGTGACAAGACGGCGACTTTCGTCGCGGGACGCTTGGCGGACATCGATCGAGACTTTGACGTCGTCGAACGAGCAGTCGAAGGAGCTCGATAAGCCACACGCAATGCTGGCGCGCGTGGGGTAAACGTGCCTGGCGAACCACCAAGCCCGCCTATCGCGCGCTCTAGCAAAATTGGCGCAGCTTGCTTAAGGGCAGGTTCAAACACGCCGAAGACTCGAGAAGCGGCTGACCCAATAGCGTTGAGTATGTCGTCAAGTGAGTTGTACGATGCTGGGTACGCATCCTTCAAATCAACACATAACTCATAGTATGCCTCTAACGCTTTAGGATCATAGGGAGCGGGCGGCTCTGCGAACACCCTGTCCGAAGCTGCAGGATTCGGCACAATCTCCAAACCGGCGATCACCTTGACTTGCAAACTGGATGTGAATTGTCCGGCACCGCCCGACAACCCACGCCAAATCATAACGCCCGAATTAACGTTATCATATCCAGAATCGCAATTCAAGTAGCCAACCAAAGATTGGCCCGCCGAAATGGCGGACGCATCAACAGTTGGAGCACGGAAAACCCATGGGAGAGTTGAGCCTGCATCTTCATCAGGGTTGGTCGTAGGAGTCAGAATCGCTCCAAACCGGAACTGCGAGTAATCAGCAGTGAATAAACCCATGTGCCCTGTTTGCAATGAAATCGGCACTTCAGCAACCGTTCGAGCGAAAGGCTGCGACGGCCCAGCCAAACGCAGTGGCATGTAGACGCCTTCACGGGCTGCGTCCATGTAAAACTGCGGCGCAGTTGCCGCGAGCGCCGTTTCGTCCGCTGGCAGTACGGTCTGGTAATACCCGGCTACTAGGGCATTCCCCCCGGGGTTTGGGTAGCCATTAGGTATGACCATACCATTACGTCGAATCAAAGGGCAGTATTGCGCCGCATACACCTGACCCTGGTCTGCAACGGCAGCTGCGATCAATGTAACAGTAACAGACTTGAACTGATGTCTGAAGGCCGCACTATTGATCACGGGGGTGTTGGCGTATGCGGTGTGACTCGACGCATCCGTATAATCATAATATCCCATGGCAAAGTTGTGATCCCCTGAGGGCTGTAGTCGGATAACTCCGCACTGTGTGTACGCCGGAGCAGCCGTGGTTGAGAAATCGGTCCCACCTGGACCCGTCGCCCAGTACAACGAGTTAACGTCGCCCGGGGGGATCCACATGAAACAATCCCACGAACCACCGGGGTTGTCCGGCGGCGGAAGAATCGTCGCTTGGATGCGGTAATCTGGCCGCAGCACGAACGCTGAGCTCGGATCAGGCAAACCAGGGGACTTATCTCCACTGGCTGGGTGCAACGCACGCATCAGCCACTCACGAGAAGGCCCAGAGACTCCAAATCTCTGAAGCTTCTTCTCGATCCTATCACGCATCACACCAGTTTCTGAGTGGAACGGCATTAGTCCTTTTCAGGATGATGAATAGCCCGGCAGTTCACCAGACACCAACACCTCTATCTTGTATGTCGCACGTGTCAGCCTCCACAATGCGATCGAGTGTCGGATGTCTGAGTAACAAAGGCTTAGACGGCAACCCATCGAGCCAACCTTCCAGTTCCTCCAACTCGCCAACCGAGACACCATAGCGACGCGCCATAGTGTCCCAGATGCAAGAATCGAAACTGTAGCTCGACCCACGATAGTTGTAGCCCTTGTCGGAACGCGCAGCAACTCCTCTAGAGTCGAATTTACGAAGCAACACACGAATGACGGGAATGTCACCACAGACAGGCAACAATCCACGACTCACTCCACGCTTGTACTCTTCCACCCGGCGTTTACCTGGAGGATTCACC